ATACTTGACCACCTGCGCTGTAGTTTGTTCCTGATGCTTCGTCAGAATTACCTGTAACATCTGAATAGTTAGTTGTAGAAGCATTATATGTTCCCGAAGGAGATGCTTTAATTAGTGCAAGTTTAATACTGTCGGTATCTAAGTCATGGATACCACCAAGTAACTCTTGTTTAAAACTGTTGCACATTGCAGTTGTAATAGCCATGATTTGGTTCCTTTATATACAAGTATAGGTGGGCCACAAGTAAGCAGCCCACCCAATAATTTAGTTATGCAAGTGTGTCACGATCTACTTCATTAGCAGCAGTGTCACCTTGTGAACTTACGTCCATCATTACCGCATAAACACGAAGTTTACCTGCAGTAAACGAAGCACCTGATCCACCAAAGATTACGTCAATGGTATCATCAGATGCAGATACAGTGTCTCCAGTAATAGAAACACTTGGAGCATAAGCACCATCAGCAGCACCGTCGATGTCAAATGATGCAACAAACTCGTCAACATCACCACCTACAAAACCTACAGTTACTGTAGCATCTGTACCTGTGTTCATAGTTGCTGATTCAACAACTTCAAGACCACAAGCCATAACTTTGTGACCAGCAGGAATAGTGATAGCTTGAACTGAATCCGTAGAAGACGGATCAATAGTTGTAGCTACGATGTCAAGAGTGTTCTCGACCATGTAAGGGTTACGACCACGCTGAGAGTTACCAGACGCTGCCTTTAGAAGTGAAGTAATGTTAGCCATGTTTCAATCCTCCCTTATGCCAAGTGATACTTAGCGTTCACAAGAGCTTCTGGACGAAGGATCTTGCGACCATATAGATGCATACCCCGAACAATGTCAGCGAATGAATCTGGATCACGATATGTTTCAGTTTTGTTGATCTGCTCTGCAGTTGCAACGGCTGAATCGTGTCCTGCAACAATCATACCATAGTTAGTAGATGAGTTTGTTCCTGTGAAAGAAGGACCAGTACCTACTGATGGCAGATTGTTTGAAGTGTATACACGGAAACCATGAATGTTTGTTCCGATTTGACCATTCTGCAATCCAGAACCACCAAAGTCAGCGTTAAACAAACGTGAGTCTTCGTCTTTTAACAACTCCATAAATACAGGGTCTACTACCAACCAACGGCCTTGAGTATCCACATTTTGTTGATCCAACAAACGTGACATACGTGCAATAACTGTCAATGGGAAAGTATCACCAACGGCAGGAGTTGAGTCAGTTGCTCCACCTGTACGTGGCTGCAATGCCAAAGCATCACCTGCTGAACCACCGAAGTCTGCTGCATCAATTTTCATTGAAGACAACAGTTCGTCAGTACCTGCAGTAGATACAGCAACAGTACCATTAACAGTTGTGTTTACTGTGTCAGGTGTACCGTGTAGTGCAGACTGTTTAAAGCCTGTCAAGTAACCAAGTACGTCTTGGTCAAACTGATCACCCAAACGATAAGCAGCACGATCTGACGCAAGGCTTTGGAAATTGACGTGACTATGAGCTTCTTCAATATCATCGACTTTGAAGGCAAAGTAGTTAGCTTTATCAATTGTCAATGAAAAATCTTCATCGTCAAGATCCTGTGGTGTAATAGTTGTACCACGCTCATATGCTTTAACGGTGATCTCAGGTTCTTTAATAATTTTAACTGAGTCGCCCATTGCAGAAATTTCTCCGAAATAATCAGAGTTAGTAATTGCTTCACAGACAGATGCTTTGCGGAACGCAAGTTGCACCTGTTTGCTATAAATAACTGGTGAGAAATTACCGTTAGGTAAGTTACCATAACCAGCAGCGGATGAAAATGCCATTTTAATTCTCCTTAGCATAATATCACAGATGCAAACGACCAATGACTTAAACAGAGGCTAATTCTACTAGGGTGCGTTTATTAGAAAGTTGGCCTACCTTCTAGTAAAACGGGCCACGAGACATTAGGTTGTCCGAAAGCGTGTATTGTTGTTTGCGGAAGTTTAGTTAATTAATAGTGCGGGTAACTGTAGTTAGTACCTAACAGGGCCGCACTATCCATTGTACATATAGTTATATCATAAATATTCTATATGTCAATACCTTTATCTAGCAGAGCCAGACATATCATAAACAAATTTACCAGTACGAATAGATTCCATAATAGCCTCTGACATTTTTTCATATTGTTGAGGTGACATTTTAGCTACATCACTTTCTCTAAATGTATCACCAGTACTATTAGTATCTGGTTGACTTCTGCTATTACGGGTATTTACTGAACGTGCAGCATCTTTACTATTAGAAGGTTTCTTAGTTCTAATGTTTTTATCAGATTTGTAAAGGTCAATTGCTCTACTTGCTGAACGTGCATCATTATCATTTTCGTATAGTGCATCTTGTACCCACTTAGGCTGTTCTTCTGCCCATTCGTGAAACTCATCACTATTACGTATTTCACCAAAGTCTGGGTGTGCCGCCATTAATTCTGCTTCTGCTTTTTCACGAGAAGCTGTAGCTCTCATTTCATCAATTTCTTTTACACGATCTTCTAGTCCTGCAGATTGTTCTTTAGCCTTTTTAATTGCAATTGTTTCTACAATGGCTGCTACGTCAGGATATTTTTTTGCCCATGCCTCAATGTCTTCATCAGACTTAGGTAACTTAATTTCTTTTTGGGAGACTTGTTTAAGTTGTGTTTCAATAGTATTAAACTTATCGGCCCATTCTTTTTCTTTTTCTTGCATATGTCGGCGCAAGTCACCATAACGTTTTTTAAAACTTTTTTCTTCTGCATTAGCTGGTTCAGCTTCTTGTGGTTCCTTTACGTTTTCATCTTTTTGTTCTGCAATAAGTTGTTCTAATTCTTCTTCTTCCATCTTGCGTTTTTCATCATTACTATATTTACGATTAGCAAACGCTACTTTTGTTGGTGCTTTTATTTTTTCAGACATAATTGTATCGGACATTTTTAGTTCCTTTTCTGGGGCCACCGTAGCCTAGTGTTGGTAGGGGGATGAGTAGCCAGACAAATGTAGCAGATTACTTACGTGCTGCTAAACCACGTTTTTTTGAGGTAGCCTTCTTTTTAGGTTTAGGTTTACTTGCTAAACCACCTTTACTAAAACCACCACCTCTTTGTACTTTAGATGCGTAAGTTTCTACATTTCCTGTTGGCGTACTTACACTACGAGCACCCCCTGATGTTGGTGCAGATACACCTTCACTTTTAGCAACACTTGCAGCAGCAGATTTTCTAGCTGCTTCCATTGCTCTTTCTGCTCCACTAGGACCACTGTCCCTAGATTCTCGTCTAGGTGCTGTAGTTACAGTAGGCGCAGGTGTAGTTACTGCAGGTGTAGTTACTGTAGGTGTTTGTGGTTGACTTGTAACTGCTGCCGCCAATGCGGGATCAACTTGACCAGCCTCAAAACCAAGAGGTGCACCACCTAGACCTTCTAAAAATTCAGGTTCAAAGGCTGCTTCTCTTTGTTCTTGTCTGTCTCTAGTCATAGCTTTCATTGCAGTTTGAGCCATAGTTAAAGGATCTGCACTATCTTCTTCTTCTGGTGGTTGATCTTGCAACGCCCTAAATGCAGCGGCACCTTGTTCTGCAGACCTTCTTGCGGCAGCTATAATTGGATCAATAGGAACTTCTGTTGTTACACCACTTTTAGCCGCATCTAATGCTTTTTGAATTATAACAGAAGCTGTTTCTGCAGCATTTGGTTCTTCAGGAGTTCCAGCAACTATACGTGCAATTTCTTCAGCCGTGAGCGTTTTAGTTGTTTCTGGAGAAACTACAGAAGTTTCGCCCAGTACGCTAGTATCACCAAAAGCAGCTTCTTCATAGCCAGACTGTACATAGTCTATACCTTCTTGTACTGAAGTTTTATCTAAAATAGTAATAGTAGGTTCTTCACCTTTTTGGTCTGGTCTTTTAGGTGGAGCAATACCTGCAGCATCACTGACACTATTTTTTATAACTTCTTTTTCTTCTTCTGGCGTTAAGCCTAATGCTTTTGCTACACCTTTAACAGCAGAACCAAGAATACCTAATAAATCTATATCAACAATACCTTTACCTTTACCTTTAGTTTTTTCTTCAAGTCCAGTAAGGGAATCTTTTAATTTTTTTAATTGTCCCGCATCTGACATTTTTTTAACAAAAGCTTTATCCTTTAATAGTTCATCTAGTTTTGTTAAAGTCTGTTTTTCATTTGCTTTAGTTGCAGCATAAACCATAGCACCAAGTGCAGGATTAAGTACCGCAGCAAGCCCTGTCATTACACTACCTGCTGGACCTTGAATTTTATTAACTTCATTTACAATAGCTTCTGGTGTAGCTTCATCCCAATTAAATGGTGGAGGTGGAGGTGTAGGATCGTCATCTCTACCACTACGAGTGACTTGTGTTGTGGGTACTGTAACTTCTCCTTCAGGTGGCGTTGTACCTTCAGCAGGATCTTGTCCTTCTTCATAAGGTACATATCCTGCAGGTATTTCACTAATAGGTTCACCCTGATAAAACTTAAATGTTCTAATGTCACCAGTTTCACGATTAATGTACTTTACGTCGAGATAAATATCTTCTACAAATTGTTCTGCTTCTACTCTAGGTGTTTCTCTACCTGTAACAGTTTTACGAGTTACGCCCTGCCCAACAAATTTAGGCATGTATCCTGACGTAGGCTGACTAGGTGCAACTTGTGTATTTTGATATGTGGGTGGTGTAAACGCACTAGCGGGTGCTTGATATTGATATGGATTAATAGGAGCACGATTGGCATACATAGAAGGCTGATAACCAGCAATACCTGTAGCAGGTTGCTGTTGTTGTTGCCCTACATATGTACCTTGTTGTGCATGTAGTACGCCACCTTTATACTTTTCTTGTGGTTCTTCCATTGGGCCACCAACAATAATAAGGTCAGCCATTTCAAAAGGCATGTCATCTTCCATAGTAGCTTCGTCACCATTACCCATTTGGCCCATAGCTTCCATTTTCTTTAAACCCATTTTAGCATCTTGACGCAACTGCATTAATTTGTCAAGTCCAATATAACGTGTTACATCTTCTGGAAATATAAACTCACCCTCACTAACCATAGCAGGGATGTCATCACGTACACCTTTTTTAGTTCCACCTATAGGAACTTCATTTCCAGATACTTCATCTACTGTGCCACCCTCATCTCTGAGGCCACCGTCTTCAAAAAGTTCCATTTGATCTTTCATAGGAGTACCACCTTTATTAAACTCAAAAGAATTACTACGGCTTTGTGCAGCCTCAATAGCTTCTTCTAATTCAT